ATCACTATTATAATTATCGGAAAGTTTTTCCAGGATGTCATGGATTGCTTCAACAGTTTCTTCTTTTGCTCTTCCTTTACTGACCCATGAATGGTATCTGTTCTCAATATGTTTGCCTGGTGCTTTTTTATATTTGCGAAAATATTGAATGCACCATTTTGCGATAAGTCTAAAATGATCACCTTTCAATAAATCCAAATCAAGTGCAGGAATTATCTGGGAAAGGTATTCTTTGGAAGTTATCATTGTTGTTGTGATATTTTCTTCTAGCTTTGAATCAATTTTCTTCCGGTTCATATGCGATCTCATATTCATCCTTTCCTTCATCATAGCTGAGTGATGGCACTTTTTCTTTTTTTGCCCAATTCCGAAGTACCAAATTAAAATCCTTGTACACATAACCTTTCATCTGGACACCCTCATCAACTTTTTTAATCATGTATGCCAATTTAGCTTTTCCCCATAACTTAAGTAAAGTGGTGTACTGGTGTTTAGTTAGTATGACATGTTTGTATTCTCCAAACTTTTTTCTTGTGGGGTTTTTCTTTTTTATTTTTCTTTTTTTCTTATCCTTTTCTTTATCCTTATCCTTTTCTTTATCTTTATCTTTATCTTTAACCCCTAGTAAGGGGCTTATTAGGGGCTTGCTAGCTCCTTCTATTTTTTTATCTAATTTATATTTTTTTAAAATAGAAATTACTGAATTATGAGCACGATTACCAGGAGATAATTGTCCATATTGAAATTCTATAAAAGAAGGAATAAACCATTTATCACCATTATCAAATTGAATAATTTTGTTTTTAAATTCTTTTAATGCTTGTTCAATAGTTATATTGCTTCCAATTCTAATTGAAGCAACTTCTATATCAACATGCCAGATGCCAGCATGATCACAATCATCAAGAATATAAAGCCAAAGAAGTTTATATTTTGGGGTGAGATTTTTTATAAATCTTTTGCGCCATTTATCTGTGCAAGTAAATCTTTTAGCCATATTATTTTTTATTCTTATTATAAGGGTGTGATTTTGGTAATGTTATTATTAAATCAATCCATCCAAGCGTGTCTCTTATATGTTTCCAATCTATTGTTTCTGGTCCTTTTGACGAATTACACCAAGCACATAAAGGTTGAAAATTTTTCAGTTCATTTAAACCACCTTGATAGGCAGGTATGATATGGTCTCTTTCCAGGTGATAATCTTCCAATCCACATCTTACGCATCTGTTGTCATATTTTTCTTTTAATTTTTCCCATTCTTTTTTTTGTAATTTATTCATATTAAAATCCCAGTTCTTTCATATATCTATTAGCTTCATCTTGATCTAAATCGCCAGGGTCAGAGGGTAAACCAGATATAATTTCAGTCTCTCCCGGAAAAGGAGCAAGCCAATCAGCTAGTTCTTTAGCTTTCTTTTGAGCTTGAATTTCAGGGTCAAACATAATGAATCGGTGGGAGAAGTTTTTTAAGATAAAAGCTTGTTCTATTTTCCAATCAATACCTAATAAAGCAACAGCTCCAACTCCCATTCTCCAAACATCACTTATACCTTCAACAATTAAAACTCTGTCTTGAGCTTTTTCAATTCCATATATCATTTTTTTCGGATCATCAGACATTTCTTCTTTATGAGAAAACTTCCATTTTGGTTTTGCTTTTGGATTAAGTGATCTGCCTGCATAACTAACAATCAATTCTGATTCATTAAAAATGGGGGCAATGATTCTCCATGACCATTCACTGGAAATTCCTTTTGTTCCTTTTAAATTCCATTCTCTTCTAAGTTTCGGGGGGTTGAATCTTCTTTGTATTAAATAACTGAAATGAGAATTTGAAAATAAACCCATATTGGGGGGTTGTTTAGTTTTTCTTCTCCGGGGTTTTGCTTCTTTCTTTGGGATAACGGTTCTGTCTTTTCCATATAATTTTAATATTTGTTTGACAGATATTCCCCGATTTTGAAGAACAGTTGAAAGAAATTTATAAATAGGATGGGAACCACATCTCCAGCAATTCATATTACCTTTTTCAATACCAAAGCCTAAATGCCAGCCGTGGGTTCCATCAGCACAAAAAGGACAGTGTGTTTGTATCCATCCTTCATGACAGTGGTGGTGGCCACTCTCAAGGTAAGGAATGTTGAATTCTTTACAAAGTGTTATAAAATCTAGCATTGTACTACTGCGTAAATTTTTTTAACAGGTCGTTGATAACTTCTTGCATAGTCATATTTTTTTCAACGCATTTGATTTTGAATTTCCTTTTTAATTCTTTAGGTACGTTCCAGAATAGTAAGACACAGTTTCCTTCTTTTGTTTTCTTTTCAGCGGTCACTTTTATTCCTTTCACCATAATAGACTTTTCCTTCATGCATTAATCGTAGAAGTTCCATAACATTATTACTCAAAGGTTTTTGTTTTTGGGTTTTCCCGGTTAAAATTTTATCAATCACCTTTCTTTTCTTTTCTATAATTTCCCATACATATTGATCAACTGTATTTTTTCCTAAAATATAGTACGCTTTTACTTTATTATCTTTTTGACCGATTCTATTCACTCTATCTTCTGCTTGATCATGCTCACTGGGTGTCCATCCTAATTCAAGGAAAAGAACAGTACTGGAAGCAGTAAGTGTAATGGATTCTTTATCAGCTTTGATTGTTCCTATGAATAAACGGCATTTGGAATTTGTTTGAAATTTCTTAACTTGTTGTTGTCTTTCTTTTCCGGCTTTTCCTCCGACAGCAGCTATTTTTTTATACTTTTTTATTAGTATGTTAAAGATTTCCCGGTGATAAACAAATACAACAAGTTTTTCGTTAGTGGTAAATAAAAAATCATCAATCCATTTACATCCTTTTTCAATTTTACCTTTAGCAACCAATTGTTTTAGTTGTCCTATTTTTACGAGTGCTTGAGCTTTTTTTGCTCTTTGAGCTTTTTTGTTTCCGGCTTTTTCTCGATACCATTGAAGGAAATCAAGAGTTGCCTTTTTATATTCTTTTGGATTGCTTATATCTACAGGTAGAATTATTCTGCGTTTTTTAGGAAGTTGGGGCAAAACTTCTTCCTTGGTCCTGCGAAGAAAATAAGGTTTGATTCGTTCTCGGAGTTCATTTAAACGACTTGATCCAGTGAAGTCCCAACCTCTTCCTTGAAATCCTTTTTTTGGATTACAATATCTGAAAGCATATTTCCAGAAACTTGAAAACTCTTCAGGAGCAACCATATTCAATACAGGAAAGAACTCAACAGGACGGTTAATAATAGGTGTTCCACTCATTGGTATTATGCATTTTACTTTCCGGGATAATTGCCGGCATGCTTTAGTTCGTTTTGATCCCCGGTTTTTACAGTAATGTTCTTCATCAAGAGCTAATACTTTTGGATTTATTTTTATCAATTCTTTCACCCAGTATGCTACAATATCATAATTGATAATTATTATATCTTCAGTAACAGGATAAGGGGTGCGGCCGGAAAGTACTTCATATTTCATATAAGTATGTTCTTCAATCTGGTCTGCCCAGTTGTATTTAGCGTTTGCCGGAGTGACAATTATTGTTGGTCTCTTGCTGGGATTGACCGCAAGCCAGCCAAGGAACTGTAGTGTTTTTCCAACACCCATATCGTCACCAATAATTCCTCTGCCTTTGGTTCTTTTTATAAATCTCATACCACCCAATTGGAATTTCATGGGTTTTGTTTTGAGTACTTTTTTGAGTCTCTTTATTAGAGACATTTAATGATTTCTTTGAAAGCTTTGTTTACATCTTCAGTAGTCCAATCCAGAACATCAATCATATAAGCTCGTAATTTTCTCTGAGAGGTCTTAGGCCGATTTGGTCTGATGCCTTCATATAATTCTTCAGGAGCTTCAAAAAGAATATTGATAAGTTTTTGGCTTTCTTCAGTTAGTTCATTAAGGAATTTTTTAAACCAATTTGGCTTGGTTGTTTTTCTAACGAATGGATTATCAATACATGCATGTGTGTTTATTGCAAATTCTCTTAATGGGTGGTGGTGATCTGTTTCCGGTCTATGAACATCCATTGGAATTTCACGCAGAGGTTTGATACAATAGTCTAGCATTCCAAAAGTAGCTTTTTGATTGATGTAGGTGCATAGACTTGAACGGGATGAATCCCATTTAGGAAGTTTTTTAAAGACAGCCATTACTCCTTCCGATAATAATTCATCAAACGGTTTATAATAGCATTTACTCAGCTTATGAGCAATACCCATTATCATTTTTCCGTATTGATTCCAGATTGCTTCGTGGTCCAGTGGCGAGACATTATGCTTCTTCTTTTTGATCTTCATTTTGCTTTCTCCGGGATAAGAGTAATAAACTTTAACAGTAAAAGTAGTATAACTGAAAATTTTAAAAAGTAAAGAGAAAAATAAAAATAATTTTAGTCCTCTTTTTATTAACGACCGTAACAAGTACATTCATGGGCGGCATAACTTGGAGCATCTTCATTATTCAGCTTTTTCCAACCTTCCTTAATCTTTTTCGAGTAATAATCTCTAGCTTCTTGTTTTGTCATGCCCTTACTGATATAATAAACGGCACTCAAAAGGCCCAACACATTGACATGATCTTCACCAGTAACTTCAAATCTAATATTTATAAGATTGCCTCCGCCATTCAACCAAAAAATATTTTCTTTTTTACTTGTCATCTTCATTCTCCTTTAAAGTAGTAAGTTAAATAACTATAAGGAGTATAACCGATAAATCATAAAATAGCTAGTAAAAAATAAAAAAAACTTTTAATCTTTTATCATCCTCTTTGAATTCATACATTTAAAGGGATTTTATGGATAAAAAACTTTTGGCAAATAATGGAAATTATTTATGAAAAGAGATAATAATACATAAGACTTATTTAATGATAAAGGAAAAAGATGGTACGAAAAATGAATAATGATGATAATTCTTCTGAAGCTCTTTGTGAGTTATGTGAACGGGAGCAATGGATTAAGAAAAAAGATGAAATCAGTGTATGCC